ACCAGTATGACAGCGGTTACGTTAACAACAATAAAGACCGAACCTGGCAGCGCAAGATGAATGAGAAGTATCATGGCAAGCCGCGCAAGCCAGGTTCAGTTCTTCCAGAAGACACGTATACCAAAACTCCATCTGAGATTGCTAGGATATTAAAGATGCACTCCAAGGACTATGGAGAGGCTTCTTCGAAACTTTCCTTTTACCATAATAGCCAAGGTAGAAATCTTCAAGGAGCTGACAAGGAACGTATATCCCAAGCTCGCGATGCTCTTAAACAAGCATACGGTGTGCAAGAGGATAAAACCACAACCAATGCTCTAGCAATTTCCCTAAGATACTTAGATAAATCGGACTGACCGTAATTTCATAACATCACTACAAGTAAGAATTGTTATGAAAAAATTTAAATGTCAGATATGTGGTCTTCAGTGTAAGTCATTTAGCGGCCTGGGTCCACACATAGCCAGAACACACCTGATAAAGCCCTCCGATTATTATAATGATTACATTGGCACAAAAGGGAAGTGTTCTTTTTGTGGTGATCCTACAATATTCCTCGGCCTGGGCCACGGTTATAGGCCGTATTGCAGTACATCCTGCCAGATGAAGGAAAGGATGTCTGATGAAGTTTACATGAAGCACTGGAAGAAGAAAAAGACCAAGGAGAATCGTGAATTATGGACCCGTCCCGGAAATAAGGAACGCAGAGAATTGGCCGCGAGGAATTTAAGAGAGTTCCTCCTAATAGATCATAAGGAGAACCCGGAACTTCGGAAATCCTATAGCGCTAGGGGTGGTGAAAGTCTTTCCAGAAGGCGTAAAGAAGATCCGGAAAGGTATAAGGATATCTTCTCTGACGAAGAATTAAAACGTAGGTCAGTCGAAGCATCAAAACGCATTAGAGATCCTGAAAACAAATTCGGACAGCGCTACGGTAAGAAATATAAATATGGCGGTTTTCTATTCCGGTCTTCCTGGGAGTTGAAACTAGCTAAATTCCTCGATAAGCTTGGTTACGAGTGGGAATATGAGGACACCGAAATTCAATTGGATAAAACTCATTCCTATACGCCAGATTTTTTCTTACCGGAGTTAAATTTATTTATAGAAGTTAAACCTAGGTGTTTCACCAAAAAATACCGAGAACACGCACAAGCAGTAAAGGACCTAGGATATAAATTCAAGTTCCTTACTGATATGGACACCAACGGAAGCTGGGGCAGGGCAAGAAAATGGCTAAAAAAGCAAGCAGTGCTATTAAAGCTTTACACCGATTAACGGTTACCGCCATAGCGGAACAACCTATCTATTCCTTGCCAACAGGACACAACAAGGATGATGGTATGGTGAATCTGCTTGAGGTGAAACCAGACCTGAGAGAAAAGAGGCTGGAGCAAGATACGGAATTCGACAAGACAATGCCGAGGCTTAATTCTGCTTCTCGTCTTCGTGCTTCGATACTGAATAGCGTCGAGGACCCTTCGACACGTATGTCTAGTGTTGAGGAAGACGCTGGATCTACGTCAGTTGATAACCTGGAAGAGACAAACATAGCACCCTCTAAGAAGACAGCGGATGCAACCTTCGATAGTTTGGATGTTAAACCCCGCTTTGAGGAATCTCACACACCTAGCAACAGCGCCTATGCTAAGGCTGGTTCGGCATTAAGTAAAGCCCTGGCAGTCTTCGACAAGTAGAGAAGACGCGGAGCTAGGTACTAGCTAATACAGACCTAGTAACTATTTAACCCCTTATACAAGCGTTAATTTCATTCAGGGTCGGTTGAGTGCTTGCTTATTAAGCACTCAACCTCTTGAGTGTAATACCAATAGATTCATTGACCATCGCGCTTATGTGCATAAGGGGTATCAAATGGCAAAGCCACTGTCGGACGAATTAGCTATAGAAGCATCGAACGTATACCAACTGTATGGTCCTAAAGGTAATGAGAAACTAGGCATCAGCGAGTCTGCGTTCCGTTCAAGATGCCGTGCTGCTGAAGCGCGAGGCTTTCTCAATCGTGAAGAGGTCCGCAAGACCAAGAGTAGTGACAAAGGTATCGAGATTGACGATTACTCTGATGAGGAAGACGATCTCACGTTGGACGAACTGCTGACTGCGAAGAAAGAGATTTCGAAACGGAAGCGTCGTGCTGCAGAACGTTCTAAATTGGTCAACGTAAAGGTTAATATACAAGGCCCCATAGGATTGACAATCTTTGGTGATCCTCACGTAGATGATGATGCTTGTGATGTTGAACGCCTGGAAGAAGACCTCAATGCAGTATCGAAGAACGAGGCGATGTTCGCAGGGCATCTAGGTGACATTACCAATAACTGGATTGGTCGATTGATGGCGAAGTACGCGGATCAGGTAGCGACGCGTAGACATGCCAAGATGCTCATTGATTGGGTTCTTAAGGATCGTCCTAATCTGTTCGTTGTCAGCGGCAATCACGATTTGTGGAACGATGGTCAGAATCTTTTGGACTGGGCTCTGGAAGACCAAGTGGTTATTTCGAAGCCACACGGTGTGCGCTTGAACTTGAAGTTCCCTAGCGGTGACCCGATTCGCATCCATGCACGACACGATTTCCCGGGTAACTCTATATACAATGATACCCATAGTTTGAGGCGTGAACTCGCCTTTGGTTTGCGCGATCACATTTTGCTCGCTGGCCACCGTCACACTGATGGTTACTCCATGCTAAGCCTGGCAGATGATCCGTGGATCTCACACCTGTTCCGTGTCAGCGGCTACAAGATGGTAGACGACTATGCCGAACAGAATCGCTTTATTGAAAAACGCTTTGCACCTTCAGTTACTCTAATTATCGATCCGTCAGCCTCTCCTGTGGAGAAGGTTAAGCCTTTCTGGGATACAGCTATCGCGGTAGATTATCTGAAGTTCCTGCGAAAGAAGAGAAAGGTTTAACGAGAGGAGTAACAAATGAATAGTGATCCAATTGACCGGGCAGCCGATACCACAGATTTCCTGACGGATGCTGCTATCAGAAATATACGTGCGAATGTACAGAAAGGGTTGAAGCCAACTGGCTTTTGTTATTTTTGTGAATCGGACGTGAATAGCAACATGCTTTTCTGCGATGCAGGGTGCGCGCAGGATTATGAGCATGAGCAAAAGATGAGACGTATCTCCGGCGGTCGTTAATTGAAGGGCAAAGAAGGCGCTTTCTTAATTGGAAGCGCCTTTTGTTTTGGTTATAACTTTAGGACTAGCGGAGAATTTCATTGTATTAGAAGGAGATACTCATGCCAGGACTTATAGTAACAACACAAGTAGGCACCAAGGCAGGAATACCTGCTATAGCCGAAACATTCAAAGGTCTGTACTCCACAGGTAATGATTCCTTAGTACAGACAATCATTCTTCAGCCGGCAGGTACACCAGGCTCTCAGTTCAATTCGCCTACTGGCTTCTCCCAAATAACGTTGAGCACCAGTGGTGCTGTGCAACTGACAGGAGCCAAGGCAGGTAATCCGACATACATCAATCAGCTGGTGAACCAAACAGCTAGTATTGATGACGAGGTGGATACCTTTTCTATCACCAACACTGTCAATGTTCCTGTTACGGTCCAGATAGCTTTAACCGCAGGTGGTAACAGTACTCCTGCGGTTGGCATAGTGATATCAGTTAACGGCAAAACTGGTGTGGTAGAACTGGATGCCTCAGATATTCCAGACGCTGCTTCCTCAACCGCGCTGGCTGCAGCTAGTGGAGCTACTCTTGTTGGATACGGAAATGGAACTGTAGCGGATGCGCTGAATGCAGATTCCTTGACAGATTATTCTGGCCTGCGCACGTACACCGGTAACGCAACGTCTGTCAGGTTAACTGGCTACTTGGTTACTGCAACACCATCCAGTATTGCAGGTAGCTTTACGTTGGATAGTACGGATAATACGACACCAGATGATGGCGGTGTCGTGATACGAGATAACTTAGGCCGTAGATGGAAGCGTCAATATAGTGGCGCGGTATCTGCTGAATGGTGGCAGGATCTTGTTGCCGGCACTGGCGCACAGGAAGATTGGACTGTAGCTCTAACAACGGCATTCGCTGCTTACCCTGTAGTGGATCTACCATACCGTGCGCTAGGCTACAGAACTACTTCGCCGGTTACGGTGAATTCAGGTCAACGGCTGACGGGCAAGGGTTTGATATTCCGCGATGACCAGAACGATCACATCCTGTCCTTGATGAATGTTACGGATGTATGGATCACCGGGCTATCTTTCTCACACAACTATTTCATGGTTGGTGATCGCGGTAACAAGTCTGCCATATATGGGTTCCAGAGTTCACAGGTTAAAGTAACAGATTGCCAATTCAATAACATTGGGCTGTTTGCAGTATCGACCGATGTGAGTGGTGACGGTTGGACTGTAACCAATAACCGATTCTATAACATCGCTGGTACCTGTTACGACGCACGTGGCGGTCGTGGTCACCTGGTTACCGACAACTATGTATTGAACACTGGTGATGATGCATTCGATGTGGCAAACACTCCGGGTGTTGGGTCGAAGCGTACGATAGTAGCCAATAACGTTATTATCAATCCTGGTCAGATTAAGGTTGGCGGTGGTGGCATCCGGGTTAACTCTGCAGGCGCTATCGTCGTTAACAACCAGTTCGAGAACGCGAACATGTACTTCGTTGTGGTAGCTGCGTTGTCTACAGATGGTACTATAAGGCCCAATCAGGTTATCGTTGCCAATAACGTTGGTTATGGTATCAAACCTACGACAAACAACACGACAGGCGCTGTACTGGTAAAGAACACCGCTAATGTCAAGATCCACGACAACGACTTCGACGTGGTGGGCGATGGTACTATCGATATCACCAATGTGGTGGATAACGGATCCGCTCAGTGTCGATTCACCGCTCCTGACCATGGTTACACCAGCGGCAACGTGGTGCGAATAGATGGCGTTCAAGGCGTACCGGGTGCGAACGGACAAGGTGCAGTAGTTGTTATAGACCAGAATACGTTCGATATCACTGCCCTGGAATTCAGCGGTACTTATGCAGGCGGCGGTCAAGTGTGGAATGCTATCGTTGGTGTTCGCTTCTATTCTGGTGACAATACGCCTACGCAAAATGGCGTTGCTGAAGTGCACGATAACAGGTTCATCCGATGCGATTCGCCGTATCGTGTTATGTTGCTGGGCCTGAACAAGCTGTATTTCAATAACAACACCATTGACCAGTACTACCTGCCGCAGCAGTTCTTTGACCAGTCTACAATGGCTAAGCTGCAGATGAACCGCAATCGATGGGTTAACTGCAAAGCACCTAGCGGCATATTCGATGGTAATGGTGCTGGTCTGGTAACCATTCAAGACCTGGAAATGAACGATAACGAGTTGACCCCAGCAGTTGGTGTAGACGTTACTACCATCATGCCTATCAACTTTAACCTGGCTGCTGTGGCACGTGCTGAGGCGTTGCGTAACAAACTGAATGCTTGTGGTGGCCGTACTGCACCTACGAACATTCAACAGTTCTTGCTTGGTAACAACGTTCCGCAATTCTTCTTTGATGGTGACTATAGTGGTACTCGGTATAACCAAGGGGCAGGTGTTATAGCTCAAGGAGCGACGCAGTCTACTCCTGTTGCTCACGGTTGCATGCTAGTGGATGGGCAGGCACAACAGCCGAAGACATTTGAACTGGATGTTACTGTGTCGCTAGGTGCTACGGTGCCTGTATTCTTGCAGGCGACGCAGGAGTTCTCCCAAACGTTTGTTGCTGCTACCAATGTTGCTGCAACTGCACCTATCAACTTCGTGTGGCGTCTTGAACCTGTTGTTCAGCGGTACGTAAATGGTGCACTATCCACCTAAGGAGATTATTATGTCAGACGTAGTAGGTACTTGTGGAGACTGCATCATCTCCGTTCCTAATGCTAGCCCGAATAGTTTGAAGTTCTCGGTTAGCGTGGACGAAGGTGTGAACAAGATAATAAAGCACCGGGCAAACGTCTCAGGTTATTATCCAACAGCGACCGGTTTATCCGTGCAGAGTATTACGTTGGAACCAAGTGGAACGTACAGCCCAGGGCTTCCAGTGTCTGCGCTGCTGATATCTTGCAATGCTCCTATACAAGCAACATTGGTGTCCAACGGCGTGTCGATTACGTTGCCAGTCAATCAATTGCTGTCGATGGACTCTGGTTTCGATTCGGTATCGGTAACGAACGTATCAACTACCGACAATGTGCAGATAACCCTAGCGTTTACCAATCCTTAATGCCGTAATAAAAGCCTAGTAGACCGAAATCTACTAGGCTTTTCCTTAGCTCAAACGTTCCACAGTGTAGAAGCTATCTGCCAAATTAGGATCCAAAACAAAATCAAACGGCAACCAGAAGTAACCTTGGTCGCCCCAATCAGTGCCCCACGAATTACGTACCAGAAACATACGCTTCGCCTTATCATATCCCACCATCAGTACTGCGTGCCCTCCTAAACACTCCTCACCTTCCTGCGGTATGGGCACTACGCCAGTAGCTGCTACCTCATCTGATTCGAAACTACTGTAGACCATAATACCAAAGATGATAGGTCTACGGTTGGCTAGACAATAGGTAAGCGCTTCCTCCGTCTGATCGACATCCTTGAATTCCAATGCTACGTGGTTTAGCGCATCAACGTAGCAATCCTCTGTAGGTCTAACCTTAAATTTCTTCACATCGTAGGGCCACAGGTGTTCACGACAAACACCATAGCGTGCAATGACACGCACGCCATCCGCTATCTGTGCACCTGCATCTTCCTTGGTAGTACCTTCTAACATGCGTTCGTTATAATATACGAACAAACGCGAAAGACGCGTAAAATGCTCGTTTTCCAGGTTCTCTAGATACTCTAGAGCGCCTACAATGGCGTGTCCAGTGCACGCGCCTAAATCACCTTGATTCTCTATAGGACTGCATTTTCCGCGTAGATCCACGTGGTTAGGCACGTGCACCGCGCTTGTTATCTCTACCTTAGTGGATGCGGCACTGTAGGTGTCACGAACTCGAATATACTTGCTCATCAGTGTTTACTCCTTACGGTACAGACAAAAAGAAAGCCCTCTGCAGGAAAAGGACAGAGGGCTTTGGTACTACGACTGCTCTTTAATTAACTGTCTTCACTACGGACGCGGTTCGTATCCCAATTTTCAAACTCCTTCTGGCTACGCTTACGTTGCTCGCGTTCATCACGTTTCTTAGACAACTCTTCATCGGATACAGGTTTGGATTTTAATATACCTTCAGCAAACGGAAGCATGCCTACTTTCGGAAGTTCATCTTCGGAAACACCAAGGGCTTCCGCTAAGCTTTTATGAACTTCAGCTTTGGCAGCCTTGAACACCTGCTTCAGTCTCGCTGCTTCCTCGTCTGAAGAAGCATCTTCGATAGCATAGTGAGCATCCCTTGCTTTCTTCGCAGCATCCTTAAACTTGCTACGCGCCTCCTCAGATACTTGAGATCCAGACAGCCTACCAGCGGCACTGAAATATTCACTGGATTGGTAGTTACCTTCCTTAACCTTAGATATTACATCTTTGATACTAGTAACCCCCTTAAGGTCCTTTATTACTGCCTTCTGGGGATAGGTCAGGTTCTTAGGATCCAAGCCTGAATTTTGAATATTCTTGGCTGAGCTAAAATCTGGAGTCGCTGATTTGCTAGGTTCCGTAGGTTTAGACGGCGCTACCGGTTTAGCTGGTTTAGTGGAACTACCTTTACCAGCTCCCTTGGCATACTTCGATTTAGGATGAAGCTTGATGTATTCCTTCTGCTGCTTACGCGACAAGCTGTTCCACCAGTCGTCCCCGCTTGCAGCAGTCAGCTTGAGGCGTGTAGTAGCGTTGACTTCGTACATAATAGTCCTTACCAATTAGAGCCACGTGGTATCTTCAACCTGCGTCTTCACGTCGGCCAGGTAATCCGGATCGTACGAGTAAAGCTTCGTCCAGTATTCTTTCGCCTGGGCTTTGTCTTCATTCGAAATACCGGCCTTAACCATTTCCTTCTTGAACGATTTAGGAACCGGAACGCGAGCCAATGCCGTAACACGAACCATATCAACCACTTCAGGCAGCTGCGTGGTCATCGACAGGATCTGCGCCTTCTTCGAATTAGCAGCAAGCACGAAACCATGATCGACGTCACCTGACTTCGAAACGTAGGTAGCGAATTCGCCTTTGACTGCCGATGCCATAGCGATGTGGCGCAGAGCAGGAATATCTTGACGGCGTTGGACAGTAGCTTCCACGAGCTCCGACAGGTCTTCTTGACCATGACGTGCGAGGAACTTACCACCGCGACCTTCGCGCATTTCCCACAGCGACTTATCACGGTTGTCCATCATGATATTGCTAGACATAACGCGATACGAAGCACGCAGTTCCTTATCTTCCACGACACGGACTTCGCGATTAGCACGAATGAAACCAACAGCAACGTTAGCCTTAACCAGTTGGAATGAATTCTCAACCGGAGCAGCCAGGTTGTCCATTTTCTCAAGCAGCGATGCCGCGATTTGCTCCTTCGTTTGTGCACCAGTAAACGAAACAATAACGCGGGCGAGGGTCGGAGTAACCAACTCGTAATCAGTGATGTTAACGGTTTGCATTTCACTATCCTTGTAAAGTGAACATTAATAAAACGACGAAGTGAACCTCAAAGGGTAGGACCTACTTAGGCTTCTCAGAGCAACACCATAAAATTACTAATTGAGCGTAAAGTTATCGGAGGCACCTCGCCGTGCCTCCTTCCAGGGTACTCGATTAGCCGTAAACCCAACCAGTTCCATTACAGAACACGGGCGCTACTATGCTGCCACCGCCCGTTGCTGTTCCCAGAAATGCAGGAGTTGCCGCTGCGTCTGTTACGTAGGCACGTGCCCCAGTCAATGCAGTAGTAGCAGTTGGTAAGGTTGCTACGGTATAACCGGACGAGGTTTTAACTGGGCCAGTCGTAGTAAGTTGTCCCGTATGAACCCACGAACCACTGCCGCTATTTGAAGTTATACCAGTGATACCTGTACCTTGACCGCCGGCGAAAGACAACGGTATAACCGGCGTCGATCCAGTATCGCTCCACATTTCTGCGGAGAAACTACCGTTGATAAACTGCCAGCCAACCGTGCGATTATTAGCTGGCTGCGTCGGATCGACTAAGAACAATGTTGGCCACTTGTTCGATATAGTCGTCAACGCGACAGTTGGTGTGGTTACTCCCGGAAACGTTCCTGCAGGTCCAGTGCCGTTTGCGGATACTGTACCTGTGGCGTTATAGTCTCCCGTATGAATCCACTTACCAGTGCCACTGTTAGACGTTATTCCAGTTATACCTGAAGCCTGTCCTCCAGCAGCAGCGAAGACAGGAGTCGCGGAACTGCCTGCGTCGTTCTTGAATCGTAATTGGAGCGCGCCTTGGAAGAAGATCCATTCAGCACTACGATTGTTAGTCGACTGAGTCGAATCAAAGAAGATAACGTCAGCATTATTGGCTGCTGCGGTTATAGCTACCCCAGTATTAGTCGGGCCTGCTGGTGCGGTATTGGCCGTCGAGTTCAACGATCCTTGAGTGTTTATACTACCAGTAACCGCTAAAGAATTGCTGCCACCAATTACAACTCCTCCTGACCCTTTGGGGGTGATAGTTAGAGTCACATTGCTGTCTGTTCCTGAAGTGGTTATAGCAGGACTTCCGCTGGCCGCAGAACCAGTTAGCACAACATTGTTGCCGGTCCCTGCTGCAGTTATAGTCCCACTCGCACTCAACGTATCCGTCGTCGTGCCACCAGTTACTGCGACAGCGGCACTGAATGTATGCTTGCCTGCCCACGTCGGCGTAATCGTCAAATCGATAGGTGGCGCTGCATCCGAGCGCATGAAGGTTGCCGCGCTACCATTAACGGCTGTGGTGCCAACCTTAGCAGTTGGTGAAGCTGCCACTGGAACGGTTACGGCCGGGTGTACGTGGTCCGCACGTGCGTAGTTTGCTGAGGTACCCACCGCACCAGTTCCACTATTGGCTGCAGGTACAGTTGAGGATGGACTAGGGTTCGCAACTACACTTATAGTACCATCTGCAGTAACATTTATATTTGCGCCGATCTTCACACTGCCATTTGCTGATGCCGTTGCTATAGGCAAATCAGCAGGTACCAAAGCACGAAACGTAGGAGGTGCTCCAGTGCCATTGCTAGGACCTGCTAGGATACTATTAGCAAGTTGTGCGTCAAATTCTATATCTATGCTACCTGCGGTTGTCACCGGCGAACCGCTAACAGACATGAAGGTTGGTACGGTTACACCCACTGAAGTAACCGTTCCATTACCAGCGCCCTCAGTTGGGTTAGACAGTATGGTGGACCAAATTACATTGGGACTGGCCGTCAAATCAGTGACGTTATCGAGAACGCCGTTGCGATAGACTTTGGATCCTGCGGTTGCTGTAGCGTCAGCAGTTAGATCCAAATAGATTGATATGTTGCCCCCGCTTATGATGTAATCATTCGTATCATCATAAGGGATGCAGAAATGCCAAGCATTGTTGTGGTATACGTATATACCTGCAGGGGAACCACCAACGACCTCCTGCAAACAAGCTAGGGAATATTGAGTAGCGGTAGAAAGGGTGGTGACCCATTCTGCACGATTTACATAAGGGGCTGCGGCACCAATATAAACATCAACTGGTACTGAGAAAGGGAACGGAGTATCTGCCATTATTAACCTCACGAAATTAAACGGGAGGAAGGGTGGTGTACTCGTTGTAGTTATAAGAGGGTATCCTAGGATACCCTCGGTCTCCGTTCTGTTATTTAAGCGTCAATGGTGTAGTCGTACGACCAGGTGATTTGCAGGGAAACGTGCGAACCACCTTGTGCACCATCTAGTTCGACGTCATTGATTTGCTGCGGCCACATATTCATAACCTGAACCGTTTTAGCCACGGCAGGCGCGTCGGTGTAGACAACGATCTGGCCGTTAACCAGGTAAACCGACGAAGGGCTACCAGTATTGTTAACCCAGGACTGAGCGCTTTCCATCCAATTGAAAAACTGATTCCGGGTATTCCAGTCAACAGCTTCCAAGAAGGTGGAGGTGAATGAGTGCGACCAGTTACGACGACCACGACGAACCAAATGAATGCCGTGCAACTGAACGTCAACACGGTCCATTTCCGAACCAGGAAGACCGGTCGACATGCAACGATAAGTAAGCTGACTGGTGTTCGAAGAACCGGGGATCGCTGGAAGGAACAAGTCAAAGTTCCAGGTTAGTGCCGGATCCGGAATGCCAGATACGTCTTGAAGGCCTGTCCGTGCCATATTAATACTCCTAAGTATTGTGAACTTTTAACTTCCTTATTAGATAACGTGAAGCACTGGATTCCATGATCCATGAGGTGTCAGTACTCGAACATGCGTACTGTCACGCCTTAGCTGTTCGTCATCCAACAATTCAAATCCGATACGCTGAAGAACGGTCAACACTGGATGTAGTTCGCAGGTGAAACGGATACTAGAATCCAGGTTGTTGAATTGAGAACCCTTCAGATACGGATCCATCTCAATGAATATCTTGCGAGCCACAGCACGTCGGTCAGTAGCTAGCAATCGTAACGCAGCTTTTATTTCCATCTCTAACCTGCCATACCTAAAGGTTGATTAGCCATATTCCACAACCGAGGATCAGCGTCGGCGTCTATCTCCTCACCTGCTAAGGTTTCCAATTCAGCATCCTCTATAGCAGAATGAATGTTGAGATATCCGTTGTCTCTAGGATCTTCAGTAATCAACCGATCGCCAGTAGCTCTGCCGGCTCGATCGAAATCACCATCCTGCAAAGCCTTGGCGTAGTTACGCATCCCCTCTTGACCGATCATGTTGAATCCATCAGTGAATTCGAAATCATCGTTCGTAGAGGACGCTAGGTGCGGATCGTTGATATTGTTTTCTCTAGCGTAGGTAGAACTGAACTCCGGATCAATCAGCATAGGTACGTCAGCGTAAACACCGTGCGTACCATAGTTTTCCTGATCCTTGGTCAGATCGTCTTCCTCAGTACCCAACCTGTCTGCTAGGATACGCAAACAGGCTTGAAGCCTAGAGGTGCTACCGTTCAACGAACGTTGGGCATTAGGCTTGGTGGAGAAATCAGGTTCTAAGCTAGCATCCGGAACACCAGTTGCATCACTAATACCACCCTTGGATGCTACCTGCTCAGTATGTTGGTACAAATCTTCTTCGTGTCCTTCTGGCGCTGTCGAAGCTTGATCCAGTGCGTCCGATGCAAACTGCGCATTGTTTTGCGGAAGCAAATCATCAGACTTCGACGAATGTGCAGCTAGAAGACGGAGGTGAGCCTTTAACATAAGCACCTCACCTTGTGTTCTTCAGCCTTGTGGCGGCGCTGGCCATAATCGAAGCGGCAGTCATATCACTAACGCTGGTCTTTTCCATATCAGTGGTAGGTGAGCGTGCTTCCTTGTCTTCTAGGCCTTCCTGCCTACGTTGCTCGTGTTCCAATTCGTGTTCATTCTTTTTCTTGTAGGACTCGGCAGGTGCAATTATGCCCTTACCGTCCTCAGCAGCCAGCAACGCTTTACCCGTATGGTCTTCCAGTGCAGTGTTACGCCCAGGTACAGTAGGTGCCTGCTGTGTTGCCTTCAAACGAGTTGATGCATTAATCTCGAACATAATTCATCCTTAAAAAGGGGCCGAAGCCCCTTCCTTTAACCGGGTTGAACTTGTGACAACACTTCAGAGAACGTAACGCCTTGTTTGCTCACAACCACCTGCAGGTTGATGATGTGCGTCGGAA